GGGCAGTAGTCGCATCGTACGACTCTCTGACCTGCATTGCAGCGGTGTAGCTGGTCAGGTTTAGCGGTGCATTGTTGACATTTATAGTAAAAGTGCGGTCAAAGGTTGCACCCTGTGGGCAGACAATGTTGTATGTGCCTGGGTTGATCATTACTCGGCTCCGTAAACTGCTTCGGGGTTGTTAGGGTCAATCTGAGCGATTGGCTGAAGCTGTGTGCTTGGCAATCCGGTGTGGCTAATCTGACCTAGGCCGACAGCGGCAAGTGCCTCGCTTGGGGTAAAGCCTGAGATAACCAACTGCTGTACCATCTTGACACGCTTCTCAAGTGTGATGACTTCGGTGTCTGCCAAAGCGATGTTGGCTAGTGGAACTCGGTACTGGTCGCCCTGCTCGACTGGCTCTAGATCCTCAAGTCTGCGGATGTCGTTAGTTGAGTAGAAACCAGCCTGAGTACCGACTGAGTAGGACTGGACTCGTGAGGCTAGGTCAGCTCTTAGCAGATCATTGAACTGAAACTTGATAAAGGCATCGCCTGGCAGTAGGCGAGAGAACGCTGCCTCAACCTTTTCTGCCAGTGGTCTTAGGGTCATCGAAACAAACTGCAAGTTATTCTGCTCGACAGATGCGTAGCTTGCTGTGCCTGGTACACCTAGTAGGTGAAGTGGCACATTGAAAGCTCTTGCGATTTCCTCGACTGCAAACTTGCGTGACTCTAGTGCTTGGCTTGCTTCTGGGTCAGTCTGAGTAGCAACAAACTTAGCTCCACCGGATAGGACACCTGTGCGGTGTGCTCTGCGTGTTCCGTTGCGGTGTCTTGCATCAAAGCCATCAGCAAGCTGTTTTGCTTGTTCGCTTGTTAGGTTGCCTGGGAACTCAATTACACCAGAGGCACTTGCACCAGTTCCAAAGAACCTAGAAGCGTAATCGCTTAGTGCGATGTTTAGACCTAGTGCTTGCTTTAGAGTTTCGACTCGGCTCAGACCCTTTAGCTCGCCTGGCAAGATTAGGTCAACGATGTGAATGACCTCATCGCTTGTAAGCATCCGGCCCTCGTTTTGCACTTTGTAAACTTTGCGACCAATAGCTGAACGCTCAACATCTACCTTCTCAGGATCAAGGTTTACTAGGTTTACAACCTGACCTTGTGCATCTCTGAAAACACGAGTGTAAGAATTGCCATGCACCAACAAGCTAGAAAAGACCTGCTGAAAGAACGCTGCCCTTGTGCTTAGGTCAACATCTGGTTGGTCCAACCAAACTGGTCGGGGGTTCAAAGGTCGGCGAGTTGCACCAATCCTTAGATAAGCCCCACATGGCAAAGTCGAGATGGTGTCAGAGATAAGGCTGACAGCAGAGAAAAAGGCAACAATCTCAAAAGACTTTTTAGTTGTGACATTGACACCGGACTCTGACTGCAAGCCCCAAGGCTCACCGGCACCCCAAACAGTTTGAAAGCTAACAGCTCTCTGCTCGCCAAAAAGATTTCCTAGCATTACTTACCTCGCTCAATAGCTATACCAAAAGTGAGGATGCCAGCACCGAGCAGAACTAGACCTGCTGGTGGATAGATAAGACCTGCACCTACTGAGATTGTCAGGATGCCAACTGCCTGGAGAATTGTCGCTGTCATTACCAACCTAAATAAAGAATTGCGGGAGTAGTTCCTCAGCCTCTACTCTACCAACAGTCGCCCTATCAAAGGCTATGACCGCTGCCACAGCTGCGTCAATCTTGCGTGGAGATCCACGATGCTCTTTGACAATGCGTGGGCCAATCCGGTCAGTTTTGATAACAGCGTTGCTTAGGTGTCGGGCTAAAGTCGGGTTATTGTCGTGGGTTAGGTTGCCCTCAGTGACTGCTGTGTAAAGCTTCGAGCAAGCTGGGACCATACGGCTAGGTGAGCTTGAGTTGTATTCGACAACTGGTAAGCCAAGGTCTTGCATGGCTTCCATTGTGCGTTGCCATCTAAAAGGGTCACAGGCAATTTCTTTTACATTGTATGTCTGGCAAAATTGGATGATTTCATCCTCAACCTCTTGGGTGCTAACACGCCAATCATCGGTGTCCTCTGGTTTCTTTTCCCAGACTCGGATAAGGCCGATGTGTGGCAAGGTGTCATCGGTTGGAATTGTGCAGTAAGTCAGGGCTGTGCAGTCGCCGTTGAATGAGCCGTCAAAGCCAACAATGACAGGTGTGTCTGGGTCAAGGTTTATCTCGGCCCCAAGCTGCTCCCACTTGCCAGTTGGTAGCCAAGCATTCATCGAGCTGACCCATTGGTTTAGTCGCTTGGTTCTAAACTCTGGCTCTGGGGTTCTAAGTACCGCTGAGGCAAAGTCATCTTTGGCAACTAGATCATCAAAGCCAGGGTTAGCACTTTGCCAAGTCTGCTCAAGTCTGTGGTCTGCCTCTGGCTCTGCTTCCCACCAAGCCATAAAAAAGCTAGGGTCTTTGACTTCACCAGTGCTGACTCGCTTGCCAAACTGATAAAGATTATAGGCGATTGAGTCCTGTCCGGTCATGTCTGTCTTTTGACCTGCTGTAGTGACGGCGAGTAGCTGTGCCATCTTGCCTCGGTTTCCCATAGATAGCGAAAGCACATCAAACAGCTCTCGGTTCTTGTGAGCGTGAATCTCGTCAACGATGGCTCGGCTAACATTCAAACCCTCTTTTGAGTAAGCCTCGGCAGATAGGACTTTCATCACAGAGTTAGTGCTTGGCACATAGATTGCATCTCGATACAGCGTGCACATCTCAGATAGCTCACTTGCCTCAACCATCCTCTTAGCCTCACCAAAGATGATTCGAGCCTGTTCCTTTTCGGCAGCAGCAACTACTACCTCGCCACCCTCAATGCCCTCAGCAATCAAGCTGTAAAGTGCAAGGGTTGAAGCTAGGGCAGACTTGCCTGATTTGCGTGGAGTGCCTACAAGTGCTACTCGTGCAGATAGACCGCCATCCTCATCTCTGGCAAAGATGCGTTTGACCAGCTCTTTTTGCCAAGGTCTGAGTCTTAGGGCTTCGCCTGTTCGACCTGCGATGCCGTCTTTACCGATAGTCCCAAAGGCCTCAGCAAACTCAATAGCGTACTCGCCATCACCTCTAGCGATAGCCTCATCGGAAACAGGGGTGATCCAGCGTGGTGGCCAGCTACTGTCTAAGTTCACGCTTGGCAATTATTTCCTCTAACTTGCTCATCTTTTTGACCTCTGCCAATCCAAGCCTAGACCTGTCTGATGGGGAGAATCCAAGCAAGGATAGGTTGGACACGATTGCCTTGTCTAGCTCTCTAAGGCCTCGCCTATCTTTAGGGTCATTGTTTTGCATTACTTGCACCCTAAGATTCCAACGCTCGTCAATCATTTCACAGGTCATTAGCAACAGCTCAGTGTCGGTGTTAGGGCTAATCCAGTTGATGCCTGTGCCCCAAACCTTGTCCCAAAGTTCCCTGCCATACTTGAGCAAAGGTCGGGTTGGCTCAGGTGTGCTATCTGCCATAGGGATAAGTGTGATGGTGGACTGATCAGGCAAAGCTCGCTTGCCAGGATTACCTAACAAACGCTTTTGCTCTATCGGCTTGGCTGGCCTACCTGGTTGCATTGACTAGCTCGGCTTTTTGTCCAGTTAGCTTTTCCCAGCGTTCAACAATGACATCACAATACTTAGGGTCAAGCTCCATCATGTAGCAGATGCGTTTGGTTTGTTCACAAGCTATAAGCGTTGATCCAGAACCACCAAACAAATCTAAAACAATTTGGCCAGACAGGGTTGTGTGAGTTATCGCCATTGCTGCTAATTCAACTGGTTTTTGAGTTGGGTGTTTATAGCTGCTTGATGAGTCCTTGCCTACGCTCCAAACAGAGCCAATTCTTTTATTAGTAAGTTTGTTGCCATTGTGCCAAACCAGTGCAACCTCATAATCTGTCCCAAAGGTCTTTTCTAAATCTCCAATGTAGCCCCCACCCTTATCCCAAATAATGATGTTGCTAGGAAATCCAAATGAGGACATCTGTGCAATCCAAGTATCTAAGACCTTCCAGCTAGTCCAAACAAAAACCCAGCCATTATTGAATTGCTTTATTACAGGTGCGATGTCCAGCAATACATCGTCATTTTGCAATACATCAAACTTGTCAGTTTTGGTTCTAAAGTTCGACTGGTACTCAACACCATAAGGGGGGTCGGTAAAGACCATGCCAGCAGTCTTTTGATTCATGAGCTTTGACACATCCAAGGAGTCAACCGAGTCACCACACATAAGTCTGTGATTACCTAGTTGCCAGATGTCGCCAAGGGCAACTCTGCCAGGTGCAGATTCAAGTACCTCATCCTCAACAATCGGCTTATCCTCATCGGGTAGCTCTAGTGCCTCAAAGCCAAACTCAGCAAGCTCCCAACCTTCAGCCTCTAGCTCCAATAGTTGCGATGTCAGGACTTCTTGGTTCCAGTTAGCAAGCTCTGCTGTCCGGTTGTCAGCAATCGCAAAGGCCTTGATCTTGTCGGCTGTCCAATCATTAGGAACCTTGACAACATCTATCTGGGTCCAGCCCAATCGCTTGGCAGCTTCGACAGTTCCGTTGCCAGCCACAATCACACCAGCCTCAGTGATGACTATTGGCTTACGCTGACCAAACTCTTTGAGGCTTCCCTCGATTGCTTTGAGGTTTTTGTCGTCATGTTGCCTTGCGTTTTCTGGGTCAGGCGTGAGGTCTGCTATGCGTAGGTTTTGAATGAGCATTTTTTGAGTCTACCAAAAAGCTTTAGTTTTGCGGTACTGCACACAAGCA